TTATCCTCTTTAGATTTATCCAAATTTGATACATCCAGTGCTTTAAATATGACTTCAATGTTTTATTCTTGCAGAAATTTACAAAGTATAAATTTTGTAAATAGTATCTTCAACTTCTTCTGGATAGCCAGGATAAATAGTAGGACCATCTTCATAAACATCGTTGAATCCTTTACCTGCTGCACCACGAGAAGCAAGGTCTTGAATATAAGCCTTATCACCAAACGCTTTGCAAGCAGGAGTTTCACTATCAAGTTCTACTCCAGTAAGACCATCAGAAGGAATAACTCGGAATGCTTCACTTTCATTATTACCTGCAAAAGTAATAGTAGCACCTGAAATACCGAGACTCATTTCAAGTTGCTCAAACTGATTCTTATTAGTAAGTTGCTCATACAAATCTTGAGCAAGCTCTTCAGCAGTCATCTCACTATTAATAGGAATAAACGTAGTAACTGTATAATTAGTACGCTCGTTAAAATGCTTTCCTAATTTTGCAATTACAATGGTATAATTCTCATTTGCTGTAGGTGTAGGAATAGTAAGAGAAGCGGCATAATTAACACCTGCCCGAGGTTCTGCTACAGATACACTAAGTGTTTTAAGGTCAACTTCAGGAATAACAAGAGGAGCAACATTTGCCCCACGACCAAGAACAATAGCAAACTCTTTTGTACCAGCTGGCATTAGGCTATCCATCCATGAAAGACTTTGTCCAGGTTCATTAGGAAGAGCATAAAAACCTATAACGCCCTTATTTAAACCACTAATATCTTTAGGAGTACCAGCAGGCTTTGCAGGAGCTGTGCTAGATGCAATAAGTACTTGTTTCATATTATTAAATTAATTAAAAGTTATTAATCTCTATCAGCTCGGGGATTTTGTCCATATCCCTCGTTTCTGTAATTATTTCTCGTATTCTCTCGTTGTTGTTGTTGTTCTTGTTGCTGACTAGCATATAAAGAACCATTAACTGCAACACGATACAAATCAACAGCGTGTTTAACAATATCAACGTGCATGCTTTCAGGAAGATCACAATCTACATTCAATTCTTCACTAGCAATATCTTCTACATATTTAACAACTGCAGGTTTCTTAACATAAGAAATACGAATGTTATAAGGAAGAAGATTATAGTCAAGCATATAAGAATCTGATTGACCTTGAGCAGCAACATTTTTAAACTTGTCAATATACAAATCTAAAACAGAACCGTCATAACCTTGTCCGTCACCTGTTCTACTGTTATATACAACAGCTATAGGACTTCTAAGTCTAGGCTTTAACACAAAGTCATTTAGTGTATCTGCAAGAAATGCATCATCTATAAGTCTAATAGGAAAATAATTTGTTACTTCTCCATCTTCATCATATTCTACTGTGGCATTTCCATTTACTCCTCTAGTTGCAGGTTTATAATTTATAGACATATCAACTAAAAATAAATAATCTGGAATAGTTACTTTAGTATAAGAAGAACCAGGTGAAGTCCAAGCAGTACTAAGTTTACCTATTTTTGTTTCAGATTTATTAAGTTGAAACATCGCCCAAGTTATAGAACCCATTTCAGTAGGAAGTGTAGGAAGAACAGCTACAGTATAAAGAGTTCTGAAAGCATTGATTTGACCAATTTTAGAATTATCAGTAATAACTCTATCGTTGGTCAAACCAATATTTTGTTGAATTAGCTGATTGATAGTATCACTGATGCTCGTATTTATCAATAGGTCAATCTGTTCGGGAAGAATAGCTCGAACATTTTGCATACCCATTTGTTGAGCATACTGACGAAAAGATACGTGCATTTCAGCTATGTTCATAATTACAAGTATTAAAAGATTTTAAGTTTGTTTTCGTAAGCAGTACGAACATCTTTGTTATTAGGATTCTCAAACCATGCAATAGCATCGTTCATATTAGCACCAATAAATGTTCCATCTGCCGTACTAATTTGCTGATTAAACTCAGAACGTACAAGTTCACCACGAGCAATTAATGTTTCAATGAAAGCTCTAACATTGATATGTTTATCAGTAAGAAGCTTATTAAATTTGTCAGGATTAGTATTAATATATTCCATCATAATAGCTTCTTTCTGAGTTCTATCTTTAAGAATAGCTTGACCAATATTATCACCACGTAAAGAAGAAATCTGAACAAATACAGCATTGAATTTAGCATCAGTTCCACCAAGTTCAATAAAGTTCTGCATTGCTTTCATCTTTTCCTTTGTGAGCTTTCTCTGCTTCTCTTCTTCTTTAGCTACATCCTTAATATAGAAACGAAGAGTAGAATCAGAATTAATCAAAGCTGTATCTTTAGCAACATCGTTATATAATAAACAATGTCTATACATAAGATATTCTTCAAGATTCTCAGGACGTCCATACTTATGTTTGGAACTCTCCAAAGTATTAAGAGCATCTATCTTACGTTTCAAAGCTTCTTTGATTGCTGCAATATTTGCTCTGTCAACTTTCTCATACTCATCATTAATTCTATCTTCTTCAGCTTTTATTTTTAGATAATCAGCCTTTTTACGATAGATAAATGTAGTATTTAGATTATAATCATTTTCACTAATAGTAAACTGAATGTTACTGAGCCAAGACTTAACTCTACTAATAAACTCTGGATTACTAGGTGATAGACCTATAAGAGCAGGAAAGTAAGCATTTACCTCTTCAGAATTAGAAGAAAGAATTTGACAAGAACGATAAGAAGAACCAATAGTTTCTTTACGATGTCCAAGAACTTTCATATTAACTTTACGATAATTAGAATAGTTATGAACAAGACTAATAGTAACTTGTCGTTTATCAATGTATTCTTGGTTGAGAGAATCATCCATTTCTTCTACAGGGGTGCTAGTCTTTGTAGTAGGCTCTTGAACTTTATTCTCGTCACTAGTTTCGTTAGAAATTTTAAGTGCCATGTTCGATTTGTTTTAAGTTTATTAATTAGAGTACGCACTTGAGGTGCATCATCTTTGTAGCATTATTCACTTGAAGACCGTAAGTATTCTTAATCTCATACCTAGACATATCAATCTCAGTAGCAATACTGTTAGTCGGAACACCACCCCAAGATGGAGGAATAGGAGTAAGACCTTTAAGTACACCACTAAGATAAACTTGTCCCTTCAGACGAACCTTACGAATATTACGAGTTCCCTCATAAGTACTCATATCAAGCAAGAAGCACTGGTGAGAACTCATAGGAAGTCCTGTACGAGGATGAATATTACCGTTAGACTTATCATTCTCTGCAATAGTTCCCTGGTCAAGAAGAGGAAGATGCTTAACTGTAATAACATGATTGTCAACAGTCTTATAACGACGGAAATACTTTCCATAAGAAAGACCACCCTCGAAATCTTCAATCATCTTATCTCCAAGAGGAGTAGCAAAACCTTCACTGCGAGCATCATTACGCATAGCCATGTCAAAGTCTTGCATAAATCCTTTACCACCCATAAGAACTACTTCCATAGTACCAGTATCAGTATCCTTATTAAGAATGTCACCGATAGTACGCTCAATCTTATTAAGAGTAAGATACTCACCATAAGTATCATAGTTAGACTCAGAACAAATCTGACGCATACCAGCGGTGTGAGGAATAGGCTGACCATTATCAGGATCAATAAGCGTAACTTCTCCATTTACATTTCTATTGTATTCAGCAAGCCACAAACGCTCTTCATCCATGATACGCATTTGAATATCATGCTGACGTTGCTCTTCATTAATCCAAAGATTGGTTGTACCACCACCCTTAGTCTTAAACTGATAAGTAACAATAACATTAGAAATATTACCTGCAATCTCCCAACTATAACGGTGATACTCAAGTTGAGAAGTCATCTTACCAGGACCCATACTATTCATACGGTTACCTTTAGAATAAGAAGCACTAATTGTAGGAGCAGTCATACTCCAATATTTACCAACACCAAGTTGAGCAGGATCTACAAAAGCGTTAGGATTAGGATTAGTAAGTTTGAGTCGATAAACGAAACCTCCATGAGGACCCTCACCAAGGTCTTTCATAATACGAACTTGAGTAATACCATCAGGAGCAATCAAACCATACTGTTCAATAAGCCAGTGAGTAGCAAACTCAACATCAAACATAGCACCACCTTGTCCTGGAGTAGTATTAGCTGTATCAAAGAAAATAACATAATCATTGTACCTAGAACGACCCATAGTCTTCCAAGTCCAAGTTTCAGTTGCAATGTCTACAGTACCAGCACTACCTTGACCTTCAGTCAAAAATGTAAGAGGAAATCTATCATCATCCATACCATAGGTATAGGTCAGAGTATTGTTAATTTCCTCTGGATGAGTAAGCATAAGATGAGCAATAGTTTCCTCATTGGAATACCCACGGTCATCAAAGTTACCGCGAGATACTTCTCTAAGTTTGTACATACGTTCAAATTATAAGTTAAACAATTAGAAAATAATATCGTCGTAACTAACTTTGCTCTTTTTCTTGTTTACTTTAATAGTCTTAGCATTACGCTGTTCTTTAGACTTTACAATAAGTTTACGAACGTTACTTTCATTAATAGCCATATCAACAAGGTCTTTATAAGTACCACCCGTAAATGTAAGCCAAGCATCGAGAAGAGTTCTATTCATTTCCTCTTCATCAGTTAGTTGATTCAAATCATTCTGATAAGCAGTTATTGGATTTCCATCTGGTCCTTGATAAGCAGGTCTTGAAAGATAATTAAAGAAATCATTAAGATTGTAAGTATATTTCTTACCATCAACTTCTTTAACTATATTCTCAGGAAGTTCATAAGCTCCAAGTTTACGATTACTAATAGCTTTAGCAACTCTGTTCCAATAGTCATTCAAGTCTTGTTGTTCTTGCTGTCTACGCATTTCAGCTTCTTGTTGCATCTGTTGCATAAAAGTAACATCTTTTTTAACTAGAGCATCAAGTTGATTCTTAGCTTCATCGTAAAGAGCACCAGTGGATTTAAGATACTTAATATAGTTATCATTAACGTTTGGATTATTAAATTCTCGACCTGCCATACGAATAACAGCTTCTAGCTGAGCTTCATTGTTTTGGTCAAGTTGAATTCCTCTACGATCTGGAATATTTCCAAATCCTCTAGGATCTCCATTATTAAGTTCAAGATAATCTACAAACTGTTTAAGTACTGGTATATCAGTAAATAACTTATTTACTGCACCAAGTTCAGCATTTCGTAATTGAGAAGATACAGCCGCTTTAACATAGTTTGCAACTCCAGCAGGATCATTAGTAAATTCAACAGGTTGTCCATTCTCATCAAGGACATCAAATCCTACTGCTGCACGAACATTGTCAATAGAAAACTCATTGGGGTCAGCTTCAGCACTTTCTGTGTTATTTTCTGCTAACCAAGCTTTAACTTCATCAGCTTTCTTAAACACATTTCCTTGTGCATCTACAATGTCACCATTTTCAGCAACTGTATAACTATTTCCATCAAACTCAATTTCTGTTCCAGCTTCTAATGCGTCATCGGTATCATTAGTTTGTTTTTCATCAGGATTATTATTGGTATTGTCTTTACCAGTAACGTCATCCGTAGTTGGAGCATTTAACGAAGTAGTATCTTCTTGATTAACTACATTGTTAGTATCAGGCGTTTGTGCATTAGCTGGTTGTTGTACATCCATTGCACTACCTTCAAAATCAATAGCTTGTTCATCCATGATTTAATGATTTGTTTTAATATTATTACTATCTTAATTAGTTTATGCAAAAATAAGTATTTTATTTGTAACTGCAAAACGTTTTAAGATTTATTAGTAATAA